CATATATTTTAAGGGCCTCTGATTCCGATCCAGAAGCTAGATGCAAGATGCTAGTGCTAGAAGCTAGAGAGGGTTGTCGGTTCAGCTTAACCCTACCCTTAACCCCCTTCAATCGAGGATTCCCCCCCTTCTTTCCAAACTCGCAAGCCTGTTCATACGCAGCACGATCACGCACCATCCTCCTGCTGTAAACTATGCCCGTTTTATCCTCAATCGAGCACACACCAGCCTGCATTAATTCGCTAATTAATGGCTCAATTTCAGACATCGAAAGGCCCACGAGTTTACCCACTTGGTTAAGGGTAGGGTTAACCCCCCCGTTAACCTGTAAATAACCCGTTCTCTCGCTCTTCGCCATCAGGCAAATCATATCAATCCAAAGGCCACGTGCTCCGACCGATACAAGCCGCAAAGCCTCATCGCTCAGCCAATCGCTCGGCCAGAACTTAATCCATGGCATTTTTGTATTCACATAGGTAAAAGTCGCCGCCCGCTTTCCCCCAAGGTATCTCCTGCTATGCAGGCAAGGCGTACTAACGGACGGCTCCCGATCGGGAAGTTGAGTGATACTGCGCCGCGATACTGCGACGAACGCGACCATGCCGGTTTCCCTACACAGGTCAAGCACTTGACAACCAACCTCAATTCATGCGAAACCTGCCTCAAGCAAAAGTCCCGTCGCGTGGGATGCCTAACGGTTCGAAGCGAGTGTAGCCCGACCGCCTGCGCGACGGGCATTTGTCTTGACAGCCTCCAAATTAGGGAAGAGGAAAACAACCATGCCACCCGACAAGAACGTCCCACCCCTCGACTCCTTCGAGCACGAGCACAACGTCGCTGAGCGCCACGTCCCCGGTTTCGACGATCGCCTCTCGGGCGTGCTGAACCCCCCAAAGGGCCAGGATCGCATAAAGAGAGAGCAGTACGCGACAACGACGATACGCCCCGGAGCCCCGAACGAGAGGAAGTCAGGCATCGAGGTGAACAAGGGTTCAGCAATCCCCTCTGAGCAGTTCAAGACCGTCAATCACCACAATTTCGGATGATCTACCCGAACGTAGCGGTCACATCGACGAAGCAGCTTCTGGGCCTCAACATAGCCGGATCTGCAAATACAGGCCAAGGGCAGTTCGCCAAGCCCGGCACCCGCCAGATAACGGTAACGAACAACGGCGTTGGCGCAGGAACGGTCTACGTGCAGCTCGTGCCCACAGGCACAGCCTCAACGCTCACAACCCTTGTCTATACCTTTCAGGTGCCAGCGCAGCCCAACCCCTACGTCTATCCGCTCACCCCAGCGCAGTGGGCCTCCTTCGCCCCCGCAGGCTTCGACATCTGGGTGATCTCGAACACAACGGCCACTATCAACGTGCAGACGCAGCCCTTTTGATGTGCCGCAGGTTTACACGAGTGAGTTGGCAGAGCGTATTTGCGACGAAGTAGCGTCTGGACGACCGCTTCAGGTTGTCTGCGACGGTTTAGGCATAAACTGCACAACCGTCAGGAAATGGATTCTTGACGACTACAACGGTTTCGGTGGAGTGTACGCCCGCGCCCGCGAGATGATGATTGAGAAGATGGGGGATGAGATATTCACCATCGCAGACAAGGCCGACGACGCGACAAACGTGCAGGCCGCCAGGTTGCAAATCGACACGCGCAAATGGTACATGTCGAAGGTGCTGCCCAAGCGTTACGGCGACAAAGTGCAGACCGAGCACAGCGGAGAGGTGACGGTTCGCTCTGTAAGGCTCAAGAAGGAGCTGCCCGCCATCAAGACCGATGGTTGAGGACATCGTAATCGACTACGAAGCCAGAGAGGCGTTCATCCCATTCCACCAGAGGACTGAGCGGGAGGCCGTCTTGGTGTGCCACAGAAGGGCGGGGAAGACCGTATGCTTGGTGATTGAGCTGATCCTTCGAGCCCTAGCGAACACGAGAACCCAACCCCCGCCTCAGTACGCCTTTTTCTACCCCACTTGGAAACGGGCCAAGGACATCGCCTGGCCCTACCTCAAATACTACACAAAGGTCCTTCCTGACCGCGTAGTGCGTGAAGGCGACCTCTCTATCGAACTGTGGCCTGAAGGGCCTAAGATAACCCTTTACGGGGCAGCAAACAGCCGTGGCGTAGGCTTGTACCTGGACGGAGTGGTTTACGACGAGGTTGACGAGATCCCGAACAGCGTGATTGCCGAGGTAGCGCCTGCCCTCTCTGACCGCATGGGCTGGTCTGTGTACGCTGGCATGCTCAAGGGCAGGTACAATCTTTGGAGGCGCTACGAGAACGCCATGGGCAAGCCTGGCTTCTTCACGCTTTGCCTTCGTGCCTCTCAGTCAGGCATCATACCGGACTCGGAGCTAAAGCGCCTACGCAACACGATGGGTGAAGCGGCCTACGAGATGCAGCTTGAGTGCAACCCGAACGCAGCGATAGCCAATGCGATCTACGGCAGGCAGATGGACGACATGCGTAAGGACAACAGGCTGCGCAAGCTGCGCGTGGTGCCCGACCTGCCAGCCTACGTGTTCTTCGACATCGGGCACAGCATGGAGGGGGATGATTGGAGCATGTGGTTCGTGCAGCTGGATGGGCGTGATGTTCTCTGCCACCGCTACTACGCGAGGACAGGCGAGCTTCCCGCCCATTACGCCAATGTGATCTTCTCCATGGAGGAGGAGCTGAAATGCCGCGTACACACGGTCTTCCTTCCCCATGATGGTACAAGGCTCGACCGTCACGGCGTATCGGCCAAGGACGACTTGGAGTCGGCAGGGCTACGCGGCAGGGTCAAAACCGTGATCCGCACGCCCAAGCTGTGGGATTCGATCAACGACGTGCGAGCCTTCCTTGCGCGTGTGTTCATCGACCAGGAGGGCTGCGGCCAGCCTTGGACACTTGGGGAGAACGACATGCCCTCAGGCATAGACTGCCTCGACTTCTACACTAAGAAGATAGAGACGCAGACCGGAATGATAACGGAGATCCCGGTTCACAACCAGTACAGCCATGGGGCAGATGCCTTCAGGACGATGGTGGAGGCGTACAAGAACGGCTTGATAGCCGGTGGTGGGTCGTACTACGAGAAGCAGGCGACGAGGGTGATGGTGAGCCGGGAGCCGAACAAGCGGCAGATCCTTGTGCGGCGATGAGCCCGATAGACCGCTGCGCCCTGACGTTCCAGAGGCATGGAGTGGACTTCGCGGAGCGGCTTGAGTGGAACTACCAGCACGGCTTTGTGTTCAGCACGAGCAGCTTCTTCATCATGGGCTCGGACCGTGACGGATCTTGGTTCATCGAGGGGATGGCTGGGGACATGAGCAAGGCGTGGTCGATCCTGCCCTACGAGCTGCCCTCGATGACCTTTGAACGCTTCGATAATGAGTTGCGTTCGATCCCCACTTCCGTTGTAAAGCGGCTAACCTACCATGCGGCGTAATCAACTACTTCAGCAGCAGCAAGGCGGGGGAGGCACGCCAGCTTCGCCCACGATCCCGAACGCCACGCCACCGCCCTCTGCCAACAACGCGGCGTCCCTGGCTGTTGAGCAGGCCACCTATCGGCAGCAGCTTAGGCGCAAGAGCATCGCTTCAACGAACACGCAGGCTGGAGGCGGCTACGTTCCCCCTGCGGGTGTGGGGCCGTCAACTCCGGGTGGGAACGGTCCTGTAGCGCCCAAATGATCGACTCCCCCGAAGCCCACGGCTTTGAGAAGATCGTGCCCGATGCGTGGCACGAGTACTTCAGGCGTGAGATGGGAAGGCCGATGGACGGCTTTGAGCTTCAGACCTTGGAGAAGCTGAAGCAGGACTTGGAGCGGGCCAATGCGAAGCTGACGGCCAAGGGCCAACTCAAGATGGTGCATCCCCCTCAAGACCTGTTGGAGTTTTACATCAATAGAATAAGGATGCACGAGGCCGAAGCGGCAACGCGCAAGATCATGGTGGGGTACACGGGAGGCCGTCGTGGCTGACAGCAAGCTAGGCGAGAGGCTGTTCAAGCGGGCTGATGGGCTACGCACCAAGCGGTCGTCTGTGCTCGATCCGCAGTGGCAGCAGATCAGCCAATACTTCTGGCCGGACATGTCGGACATCAACACCGAGAAGACGGAGAACACCGAGAACTGGTTCGACCGCATCTACGACACGGCGCCTGTTCGCGCCTCCGCCACCTGCTCTGTCGGTGTTCGCAACTGGGTCACTCCCTCGACCGAGCCTTGGCTGGACCTGACCCCTCCCTACAACTTGCAGAAGGCGGGAACGTCGCTCAATCCCAGGCTGAACCGGATCAGCAAGCCAGCGGGTGAACCGGCAGACGATTCAGGGATGGATGATGCGACCAAGTGGACGGCAGAGTTATCGACCCAGCTCCTGCAATGGTTCAGCGAGTCCAGCCTGTACTCGGTCATACAGCCCTTCAACCGCTCGGCCTGCACATTCGGAACGTCGCTCATGTACATGGACAAGGGCAAGGAGACGACCTTCACCTTCGAGCAGTTCAAGATAGGGACGTACTGCATCGCGGAGAATGACGAGAAGATCGTGGATACGGTGTTCCGCTGGTTCAAGCTGACCGTGAGGCAGGCCATGCAAAGGTTTGGCGAGGACGACCTGACGCCCAAGATGAAGAAGGCGATCAAGAGCGAGAAGTGGGATGAGGAGTACAAGTTCATCCACTGCGTGTACCCGAACAGCGAGAAGCAGGACGGGGCAATCGGCCCTGACGGCATGGCGTTCAAGTCGATCTACTTGGCCGAGGACGAGAAGAAGATCGTCATGGAGGGAGGATATGAGGAAATGCCGTACTTCTGCCTGCGCTGGTCCCGCTGGGGATCTGAGAACTTTGTGTGGGGGTGCTCGCCTGGCTTCGAGGTTCTGGCAGAGGCAAGGCAGATCAACTACGTGACGCAGTACAACGACGCGCTGGTGGAGCTGAAGGCTTACCCGCGTGTGTTCGTGCCTGACTCGGTGTACGGTAATGTCGAGATGGCAGCGGGTGCGGCCACTGTCCTCAAAGCTGACGACATGGCCAGGAACGTGAAGCCCGAGGAGTGGATGACAAAGGGCGAGACGGGAGAAGTCATGGAGTCGCTTGCAAGGAAGGAGAAGGCCATTGACGACGCGTTCTTTGTCTCGACGTTCAAGGCCCTTTCCCAATTGGGGGACAAGATCACAGAATCTACCTACGGTGCAATTGCCCTACTCCAAGGGGAGAAGCTGGACCAATTCACCGGCACCTTTGACCAGTACAGGACCGAGGTCATCAACCCGCTTGTGCGGCGTGCCATTGGGCTTGCCTACCGAGATGGGCTTTTGAAGGACCCTCCGCAATCGCTCCTTGTGAAGGGGGCTGATCCGAAGGCCGAGGCGCAACTGGCTGTGCCGAAGATCAACATCAAGAGCAGGGTCACGCTTGCCATGAGCCAGACTAAGATCGTGGGCATCGAGAAGATGCTGACGACGCTTGAGCCGTTCATGGCTACCAATCCGCAGATCGCGGATAATCTGGACTGGAACCAACTATCCCGAATCGTTGGCCGGGGAGACGGGGCACCGGAGGCCATCTTCACCCCGCTCAAGACCACCATAGAGAAGCAGCAGCAGAGGATCAAGATGCAGCAGCAGGAGATGAAGCTGAAGGCTGCGGAGATCGCGGCCAAGAGCGCAGGGGCGCTCGGGAAAGCCCCCCCACAATTCCAGAGCAAGGCAGGCGAAATGCTCGACCAAGGCACCCAACAGGACGCAGCTTAACTAACAAAACCAAATGGCAACCGTAGCACCCAGAACCATCCTCCAGGCGACCAGCGGCGTAACGCCCTTGGCCTCAGCCTCACCCGCACAGGTATTCGCGGGCCAGCAGATCGCGGCCTTGGGCGTCAACCCGACCGTGAGCAACACGGGTGCGGAGCCCCGGCCCCTGCGCATCTACGTGACGGACATCATCCTGACGAACAGCGCGGCCACCGCCGCCGTGGTCACGTTGGTTGACGGTGCATCGAACGTGATCTTCGCGGCCAACATGCCCGCAACGAGCAGCCAGGTCGTGGCCAACCTTACAACGCCCCTGCGGGGCTCCCCGAACACGGCCCTAAACATTCAGTCGTCCAGCGCCTCCGCGAACATCAACTGGACCATCGTAGGCTACGCTGCGCAGTAAATTCTCATGGCTGAATCCAACCAGCCTGAAACCTCGTCCCAAGCACTTCAGCGTAGGCTCTCACAAGCGTACCTGAAAGTGTTTGGGGCTGAGGGAGGGCGAACAGAGTTCCAGCAGCTTGTCATGCGTGACATGGAGAGCTTCTGCCATGCGTACAGGCTGTCCGTGGAGGCTGTCGTAGGCGGGGAGTGCTCGGAGGCGAATACGCTTGTCAACGAGGGCAGGCGTTCGTATTGGCTTCGTGCACGGGGACAGATCCTCGCGGCTCAGGCACCAGCGCCCGAGCCATTGAAAGTTTCTAGGAAACGTCAGAAACCATAATCCAACATGGCTGAAAAGAACACGGAGCTAGACATCACAGACAAGCACGAGCTTGTTCTGTTGCATGGAATCAACAAGGGGCGGCAGACGGTCTTGGCCCGCCTCGACCCACCGGGCAAGTACGACACGCTGTACTGGCTTACCCGCGAGCTTCGGGACAACTACCACAAGAGCGTGACGGCATACCTGCCGACGCAGAACATCAGGATCGAGACGTTCCTCATTGAGGGGCAGAAGCCCGATGTCATCCCGAGCAAGGCGCCTGCGGAGCCCAAGATGCACCCGATGCAGGGTGACCTGACTCCCGACTACTTGGAGTGGCTTCTCAAGTGGGCACCCATCCGCTTCGAGAACACGCTTGGCGTTTACCTGCGTGACCTGGATGACGGCGAGGAAGCCCCGAAGGACCCGCGTGACCGCTGGCTTCGGGATACCGTTGTTCGCACGGTGAACCAGCCTGTTGAGGGAACGAACGGGGGGCAGTACCTCTCGACCAAGTTCACTGTTGAGAACCAGATCATCGCCCGAAGGGCCTCTCACCTGACCTACACGAAGAAGGAAATCTACCGCGAGAAGCGGGGAGTGGATGGGGAGATGGAGCAGGTGACCCACGAGCCGTTCCGCAACGTGTACGCCCACGACACCTTGGAGCAGATGGAAAAGCAGGGGAAGATCAAGGTCCTGTCCAAGCGCCCCGGTGTGGCGTCGGCGGGCTCGGTGTTCTGATGTTCAGGCTGCTCAAGGTGACGGAGACCCGAGGAGGGACGAAGACCGTCACGGAGCACGCCAAACCACAACCCATCCAGCACCATGCCCCCGGAAGCAGCATCAAGCGCACTCGACACATCGGCAGCAAACTTGGACCCCAATGCGGCCCAGCCAGCAACTTCGGCGCCGGCAACCCAGACAAGCTCACCGACTGAGTATTGGGGCAAGGGCATCCTGAAGGAGGATGGGTCTTTCGACCACAGCCGTTGGGACAAGGCTCCCGACGACATCAAGGATGTGGCCAAGGATTTCTCCAAGTTCAAGAACTGGGACGACGCCGCGAAGGCTTGGAAGGGCAAGAACGAGCTTCTGGGCAGGAAGGGGATAGCCGAACCGCTTGGCAAGGACGCCACCCCTGAGCAGCGTGCAGAGCACATGAGCCTTGTGAGGAAGGCTGTCGGTGCGCCGGACAAGCCCGAGGGCTATGTGATCGAGAAGCCGAAGGACCTGCCTGACGCCGCATGGGACAAGGAGGCCATAGGCAAGGCGGCACAGATTGCCTTTGAGGAGGGCGTTTCCCCGGCAGCCTTGCAGAAGCTGGCACATTATGAGGTCCAGCGGCAGATCGAGGCTGCTAGGGCATCAGAAACGGCAATGAAGGCCATGTGGGAGGGTCAGGACAAGCTGATCCGCGAGTTTGCAGCCAAGCAGGGCATGGACTACGCAACAGCCAAGGGGTTTGCCGAGAACGCCGGCAGGAAGTGGGGGGTGGAGGCTGACAGCCCCTTGATGCAGAACGCCACGGTCTTTGCTCTCCTAACAAGGTTAGGCAAGGCAGGGGGAGAGGCGCCTCTGGTCAAGGGGGACACGAACGAGGACAACCTGGCCTCCCTTACACCTGAGACGGCGCTGAAGGCCCTTGAGGCCATCCGCGACGATCCGAAGAACCCGCTGTGGGCTGCCTACTGGAACAGGGACCCAGAGAACCCCAAGAAGGAGAAGGTCCACGCCGACCACGACAAGGTTGTGGAGCGGGTGAAGAACCTGTCCAAGCTGGCCTACGCCAACAGACCTGTGAGGGGCCGATGATCGCTTTCTTCATAGGCGTATTCGTTGGGTCATTCCTGACTGTCTGTTTCTACATCGTCGCAGTACCCAACGACCCCTTCGATGAGTGACCTGCATCTGTACCGTGA